CCTTGTCCACTTCCCAGGGGAGTCCAGTCCACTCTCCATCCCGGGTGAATTGCCCTTGGTCATAAATCTCCCACATCCCAGGTTTACCCGAGGAGATTTGGCCGTAACCAACAGGTTTTTTACCGATGTAATTACCTTTCATCGCTTTATTTTTTCCTTATTCTAATAGAAGAGAGTATTGATAAATCGTATCAAATGCTGTGCCTACAATATAAAATTTAGCGCCGTCAGGTTTAAAAAATAATCCTGCCGGAGCATTTTCTTGCGTATTAACACTGAATGACTTGCTGTCATACGATGCAGTACTTATATCCCATGCGGTAGAACAAGAGTATTGATAGATGGTATCGTTTGTAATACCAACAATATAAAACTTAGTGCCGTCATCTTTGAAAAATAATCCAGTTGGACTAGTTTCCTGTGTTCCAAAACTAAATGATTTACTGTCATATGATGCAGTACTTATATCCCATGCAGTGGAACATGAGTATTGATATATGGTATCGCTTCCGCTGCCAATAATATAAAACTTAGTACCGTCATCTTTGAAAAATAATCCAGTTGGCCCAGACTCTTGCGCATTAACACTAAATGATTTACTGTCGTAAGATGCAGTACTTATATCCCATGCTGTAGAACATGAGTATTGATATACGGTATCGCTTCCGCTGCCAATAATATAAAACGTAGTACCATCTGATTTAAAAAACAATCCTGTTGGATTAGTGTCTTGCGTTGTAACACTGAATGATTTACTGTCATAAGATGCAGTGTTGATATCCCATGCTGTAGAACATGAGTATTGATATACTGTATCGTTTGTGCTGCCAACAATATAAAATTTAGTACCGTCTGATTTAAAAAACACGTCAGTAGAAGTTGTCTCTTGGTCAGCAATGCTGAATATTGGAAAATCAGATCGTGCACCGGCCAACCCCCACGGCTGCGGCCATGCGGTATCAATAATCCGATCAACTTGCTGTTGAAGTCTCCAGACGCCAGACCACTGTGTGCCCTTCCGAGGCGGACGTGCGCCTGCGTATCCCGCTTCGAATGTTTCTAAGGACATTTATAGATCAAGTAATTTCTAAGACGGATGTGACCACATGAATACCACTTGCTGCACCTGCTGTAGCACGCAGCTTTTGGCCAGAAGTTAACACAACCTTGTTGGGGATCAGCTCCAGGGTTGCACCAGCGGGAATTGTGATTTGCTTGGCGATGCTTGCAACCAAAGTATTGCTGCTATTTGTAACGTCCAGGTTGTAAGTGATGGCTACAGTTCCTGTCACGTTAGCGGCCAGGGAGGACAACACAACGGTCCGGGCGCCTGACGAAGTGGGCACCTGATAAACATCAGTGATGCCAGTCGTTGTTAGCTGTACACCACTATTTGTAAACGCTTCAGGCATTTTAGGATCTACTTTTCTTTTATATTAGCACTTACCTAATGCAATAGAAAGTGCAGTACTTGTGAGTGTTTGCCAAACAGTTTGCGTACCGCTGCTGTATGTGATCGACGCACCTGCCCACGGAGTTCCGGAAGCCAAAACATACAATCCATAAGGACTAATGGCGCCGCCCCCGCTGATCACGGTGACATTCCCACTGGTTTTATAGGTACCTCCAGAGATGGCACCTGTTGTTGAAATATTGTTTGTTGTCGGATCAATCAAGCCTGTTGCAATGGCATAGTTACCGCTGCTTGCAATGCCTGAAACTTCAAGCGTTACGTCAGAAGATGCGCCTGCAAACGTAATGAAATCAACTTTTAATGTTGTCATTTCAGTTCAAGGCAATAGTTTTTGCAGTGGTAAGTGTTGTGGGCTCCGTCCAGGACGTTGTTCCGTCTGCGTTTGTCCTAAGCACTTGTCCAGATACGCCAGTGATCGCAGGAAAGGAATATAGACCGTAGGGACGAATATCTCCTGAACCGCTGATAACAGTTACGTTGCCACTGACTTTATAAACACTTCCGGAGATAACGCCTGTTGTTGAAATGTTTTTTGTAACAGGATCAAAAACACTAACGGTACTGGCAACGTTGTAAATACCAGAAACTAAAACCGTAGTTTCTCCGGTAATTGTTGTGTATGCCAGCGTATCGACTTTGGCTGTTCCGTATGACATTGTGTTCTTTTATTTTTTATTATAACGTCTACACAATGCGCCAATAACTACCTGACGGCACAACAACTGTGACGCCTGAATCAATAGACACAGGACCAGCAGACAGTCCGTTGTAGCCGCTGCCAATTGTCACACCGCTATTAATTGCTATTTTGTTTTCAAAAATTAAAGACTGAAGAGCACCACCAAATAATCCACTGCCGCTAACCTGAATACTACCTGTTGTTGTTTGGGTGAAGTTAGCGAATGTAATATTACCAGTCGTTGCATTAATCGTTGTAACGTTAATCGTTTGACCGGTGATGGTTGCCCCGGAAAGATTGGTAAAGATACCGGTAACACCGGTAACTCCACCTGCGCTTAAATAATTACCAGTGATTGTTCCACCCGAGATGTTTTGGGCTTCTACTCGTGTGGAACCAGTGATGTAATTGAAAGTAGCGGCTTCTCCAAATACAAATTCACCCGATAACTCATCAGTGAAAACACCGGTGCAACCAGTTATTCTGGTGAACAGACCGGTGGCGCCTGTAATTGTTGCGCCAGAAACTCGTGTAGTAAAGACGCCACTGACGCCGGTGATATTACTAAAAGCAGCGTTTGTACCAGTGATTAAAGCACCTGAAAGCTGTGTTGTAAAAACACCTGATGCACCGGTGATATTTGCAAACTGGCCAATATCCCCAGTTACAACAGCTCCAGATAAAGTGTTTGTGAATGTCCCAGAGATTCCGGTGAGCGCTTGAAACTGTCCTGTAACACCGGTAATTAAAGCACCCGATAGTTGAGATGTAAATGTACCAGTGGTAGCCGTAAATGCTTCAAAAAGACCAGTTACGCCTGTGATCGTGGTACCGGAAACCCGGGTAAAGTTACCAGAAACAAAGTTTCCTGTTGTTGCATTAACCGTAGATCCGGTTATTGTTGCTCCACTTAATGTTGTTGTAAAAACACCTGTAACGGCAGTAAGTCTTGTGAAGTTTCCAGAAGCGCCTGTAATTGTTGCACCGGAAATAGATGTTGCGCCATAAATCTCGTTGCCGTTTAACTCTCCAAATATCCCGGTAATTCCTGTGATTGTACCGCCGGAAACAGTACCGCTAACAACAAGGTTGGTTGAGATGGTACCACTACCGCTAATCGATAGGTTTCCGGCAGCTGTAATGTCGCCAGTTGTACTGATTGCTGGAATAGTAAGAGTGTTTGTAAAAACACCTGTCAACGCTTCAATGCGTTGGAATAAACCACTAACACCCGTAATTGTTGCACCGGAAAGTCTTGCGGTATAAATACCAGTTGCACCAGTAATTGTCGTAAACCTTCCTGTATCTCCCGTTAGGACACTGCCGGATAATTGTGTTGTAAAGACGCCAGAAACACCTGTAATATTTGAAAACTGACCTGCGTCTCCGGTAATTGTTGAGCCAGAAACACTAGTGGTAAAAGTTGCGCCAGAGCCTGTGATGGTTCTAAATAAACCGGTAGTACCTGTGACGGTTAGACCAGATACCCTAGTTGTGAATGTGCCGGAAACACCGGTTAAGTTTGCAAATAAACCAGTAGATCCAGTGACTGTTAAACCTGAAACTTGCGTTGTAAAAATACCTGAAACGCCAGTTACTTGACCAAATAAACCGGTGGCACCTGTAACAGTTAAGCCAGATACTCTGGTTGTAAATACCCCGGATACACCAGTTAAGTTTGCAAATAAACCGGTGCTGCCTGTGACGGTAAGACCAGAGACTTGTGTTGTAAAAACACCGGATACACCGGTAATATTTGTCCCGCTAAGACTAGAAAATAAACCAGTGGCACCAGTGATTGTTTGTCCAGTAACAACGCTAAATAAGCCGGTTGTCCCCGTTACAGTTACACCGCTTACGCGAGTAAAATCACCTGTACCAACAGTTTCTGTGCCAACTGTTAAAGTTGTAATATTACCGGTGGATGCATTAACGTTTAAACCGGCAAATGTATCACCGGTAAAAGTAACGCCACTTGTTGTGCCGCTAAGTACGGTGCCACTATTGACAACTAGGTAACTAAACGTACCTGTTTGTGTAACGTTAACATTCGCTAGGTTGAAAGCACCGCTAATGGACAGAGAGCCTTCAACAGTTAAAGACCCCGCAACCGTACCGCCAGTTAACTGAAGGTAATAATTATTAAAATATTGTTTGGTATTTGTAAACGTTAATTTTTTATTTTTTAGTCCCGGATCAACTTCTGCAACATCTACGACCATGAGAAGGTCGTCGTCATTGATATTTGACGAAGAAATTGCAGGAAGTTCTGTTATCCGCCTATTGGCCACTACGCAAGCACAAATCCTATAAATTGAATTATAGGAGACCTGTGTTTAAGCTATTTAACTCGAATTTCAAGGCGCGGAATCATGTTTGATACGAAGTTCCAGCTGGCTTGAACACCTGTGACAAGACCGCAGGCAATGGCAAAGACAAGAATTAATTCGGCCACTGTTAAATTACGACGTACATACACCACTTTTGAAGGCGGTGCATACGGAACATTTCCTTGAGTCGCGCCAGGTTGGGACATGACTTGTTGAATGGCCATTTCACGGGCACGGGCCTTCATGGCCTCCAAGGCTTGCGGTGTGATCTCATTAAAACCAGACATCGGCTGGGGGGCTGGCGGAGTGCTTGGCGAAACCTGTTCGTCCATGGGATGCAAAACATTTGAAAATACACTAGCATTTTAAAAAGTTTTGAAGAGAATGGCTTACGGAATTCGGAAAGGATTAGAAGATATTGCACGGGAACTCAAGGGAATCAAAAATATTTTGAGTTCGATGTGGAATGTTCAATATCAAAACGACGGCGCCAAGGCAATTAACCCAGAACTGTTTGCAGATGAATATCTTTCAACAGAGGAATGCGCCCGTCGCCTGAATGTATCGGACCAAACAATTCGCAACTGGATCTCCATGGGGCGCAGCAATCCTGAAAAGGGTTGGAAGGAAGGGATTCAATACGTCAACATCATGGTAGATCCCACCAAGAAGGCGGTGATTCGAATCCCTTGGAACGCGCTGATCCAATCGTTTGCCAATAACCGCAAGGTCGGTTTAACCGATATGTATGGCCAGCCGAGCATGTATCAGCTGCACCGTGAGGCATTAAGGGAGTAATGGCGCATCGTTTTAAAAACATTGACATTTCAGCGGTGACGCTTGAAAATCACCGGGAGCTTTTGCCGGAATCTCTGTCGCAACAACTTGCTATGTTCTTGCCTCCCGAAGGGTCCTTTGATGACGGCTGCTTGAGAAGATATTTGGAAAACCTTAAGAACTACGAAGAGGAGGATGCGAATCTTGGAATGACGCTAGCGAATCGTCTTCGGCTTGCGTTTCGAGATTTGAAGCCAGATACTATTTGCAGTAAATTCCCACAAGCGGAATTGCCGCTGAAAAGACGCTTGCGATGTGTAGCGGAATACTTGATTCGATCCGGTGAATTTGACAAATTAAAAGACGAAAAAGGAAAACTAATTAAAAAACGTGGGAACTTAGGGAAATTAGTGGTAATCTACGAACCTCTCCCAAAACTTTTAGAATCGTTAGTCAAGCAGGGGTTGATTGAAAAATGAACAGACGCGAAAAACTTGTTGCTTCGGTCATCGGCCCTGATCTTGACAATACCAAAGCCAAGATGCTTGATGCCACCATTAAGTTAATTCTTGGCGACATGGGGCAGCAATACTTCAAGCTGTGGCAACTCGAAGGACCTGGCGTCATGGTCTTCCAGCCTGAAGACAAAGGGCGCTCAATGTTTTACTGGACACTCAAGGAAATCCATTCGGCCCAGGAAAGTTGTGAAAAAGAAAATAACGGTGATCTAGCCGAAAGCTTTCGACGCATTTTGGAAGCAGCACAAAAGATTGATCCGGAAGAAAAAGCTGGTTACGTCATTAATGATGCAGAAGGAATACGTTATTTTGAAATTGATTACAACAAGACAACAGAAAAGTAATGGGTCTTGCAAGCGTTTATAAAGGTCTAAATGAAGACCGCGAATGGATCAGCAATTACGATTTGATTGCATCGGCGCATGAGCTGATGGGTGGCATCGAGCTTGACCCTGCAAGTTCCAAGGTTGCCAATGAACATGTCAATGCTGAAAAGTTCTATACACCTTTGGACGATGGACTAAACGTTCAAGAGTGGTTTGGGAATGTGTACTTGTTTCCTCCCGCTGGCGCATACTTTTTTGACAAGAAGAATGAGCGATGGAAAAAAACTAGGGCTTCTTCTCCGTCTTTGTCCTCGTCCCATGCCGTATGGTTTCGTCGTCTCTACAAAGAATGGTTAAAGGGGGAAGTAAATCAAGGGCTTTATTTTACCAACTGCCCTGACATGATTCGTTACGAACAGAAGATCTTTGATTTTCCTGTTTGCATCTTGCGTACTCCACCTATTTTGAATTGCAATTCAAGCACGGGAATGACGCGGAAGCGGACCTGTACATCATTAGTTGTTTACCTTCAGCCCCAGGGAGATGCAAGTGCCGCAACTGAGAAATTTATCAAGATCTATTCTCCAAAAGGGCGTGTTTTAGTTTAGATTTAACACCTGACAATCCAAGACTTATGTCTGTTCTGGCCGACTGGGAAATCAAGAAACTTGCGGAAGAAGAAGAGATGATCTCTCCGTTTCAAGATCGTCTTATCAGTGAAAAAAACGGACAAAAGATCTTGAGCTATGGATTGAGTTCCTACGGCTATGACATTCGCTTGTCTCCCAAGCAATGCTTAATTTTTGGCAAGGTTCAATCCGGTGATTGTGACCCCAAGGATTTCGATGAGAACATCTTGAAGCCTGCCGAATTGCTGGAAGACGAGAAAGGCCAATATTTTTTACTGCCGCCATACGGCTATTGTTTGGGTGTGGCCCAAGAGCGATTGAAACTTCCGCGTGATGTAACCGTTGTTGCTGTCGGCAAGTCAACCTATGCTCGCTCTGGGATCCTGGTCAACATCACACCCGCCGAATCAGGCTGGGAAGGTTACTTGACTTTGGAAATCAGCAACTGCACCGGACTCTTTAATCGCATTTACGCTGACGAGGGGATTACACAATTGCTTTTCTATCGCGGAAACCCGTGTCATGTCACCTACCAAGATCGCAAAGGCAAGTATCAAAACCAAGAAAAGCAAGTGGTGTTTTCTCGGGCTTAATTAACCAAACGGACGGCCAAATCTAGGTTGGGGCTTGTTGGCATAATTTGTGCCACCGCCCCTTCCGAAGCGATCACCTTGACTTGGTAGGGTGGTACCAGCGATTGAAGCTTCTGTCCTGGGCGTTTTGCCGCGAATGGTCGGCTCGTTGACTAAAGCTTGTTGGCGAAACTTACCAGCGCTTTTTGCGGCTCGCATGAATTTGGCAATACGACTTTGATCGTCATTGATGGGGGCAACATTTCCCCTTTGTTCAGGATCAACGCGACGCAAGTCGGTGTCGTAAGCTTGTTCAGGCCTTAAGTCAGATACCTCGGCTCCGGACGTACCAGAGAACTGCCGAGGATCATAGCGGGAGCTGTATACATCTGCCATGTTAATATTGTAATTGAAGGTATATAAAACCTATATCCCATGCACGGCGCTGCTGGTTTCTTAGATAGTTTTGTACAAGACGAAGTTCGTTGTCGTTGTCTGACAGAAGAGGACTTTGGTGCCCCTCTGGACAATGCAGAGAACGATGTTCCGTTGTACGATATGTACAACCGTGGATTAGCAGCATGCGAGCAGGGACTCGAGAGAACGAATCTGGCATTGGAGGGGATGGATCGGCCAGGGAAGACCGGTTATATTCCGAGCGTGGAAGAAGCGAGCCGGTATCCTGGGACGCTGCCGATGCCGAAAGCAAAACTATTGGTTCTTCCTCCAGCGGATCAAACGAGCGAGGGCGCTCTGTCAGCGAAGCGCCGTGGTTTACTCCGGTAGAAGAATCTGAGTGTAAAGACGGTGTTTGCCCGGTCCCCTGGCTGACAAAACCGATTATTCAAGAAGATGTAGTCAACCATCCTTCCCATTACACGGAAGGTGGTGTTGAGTGTATTGAAGCAATTGAAGCACAATTAAGCCACGAAGAATATCGCGGTTATTTAAAAGGGTGTATTGCTAAGTATGTGTGGCGAGAGCGCCATAAGGGCGGCTTGGAGTCCCTTAAAAAGGCAAGGTGGTACCTTGAGCGCCTTATTGAATTAGAAGAGCCTGGTTAGGCAACCTGAAACGGGTCGTCGTCTTCGTCTTCGTCGTAGTCAGCTGCGAAACAGGCGGCGGCCAGTTCGGCCAGCTCTAATTCCGTGGGAACATCCATGTCAAGTTGGATGTTTTCATCTGCCAGTATTTCTTTGACTGCTTGCCACTCAAGCAACCGCTGGTGATACAGGTTAAGCAGGGCAATCCTTAATTCGTCCCAAGTCATTTCCTCAGACTGGATTTCTGCTTTTCGCATGGCGAATTGCAGCTCTAAAGGAAGTTCAAACCCTCGTGCTTCGGCTGATCGCTCCATGGATGACCTGAGTCTATTCAATGATTCTAATCCCAATCTTCAGTAGATAAAATAGAACGATGTTCGGAATTTAAATTCCAAGG